AATCATTACCTCTTTGGTTCAAAGAATAAAGGCTCATCAGAAAATACTGTGAGCCTAGATTAACACATAAACTTAACTATTAACCCACACCACCACTAGCAGCTTGAGTAGAAGCTAACTTATCCAATTCTTCTTGGGTAAGTTGTGGTAATACTTCTAATGAAAACTCATTAACCCAGCTTTGTTGGATAATAGGTTTCAATGGATCAGCAGGATTCTTAACAGTACGAATGTTTAAGAATTTACGTGATTTAAGCAATTTATAGATACAATAAGGTACATGATAACCTTCATCAGTTACTTCACCAAATGGAACAAACTTACGTACAGTACCTAAAAACTCATTAGCTACAGTGATAATTTCACCATGAAGATCTTTTTTCTTTGGATCCAAATTAGTAATACGTATTCGGATCAAACGCATATTTTCATCAATAATATTTTGACGAAGAGATTTTTCTTTTACTTTCGTTTCAGTTGCTTTACCAGTTGGTTCTTCTTTAGCTTCTTCAGCTAACTTTTCATTAACACGTTCACGAAGTTTTTCAATACCAATATTGTTTGAGAAAACAATACCCATCATTGAAGCACGTTGTTTTAACAAAGAAAGCTCAGTGACTTCCTCAGATTGGTTTTCATCTTGGGTTTGGTCATTAGTAGTAGACATGGTAATTATCCAATAGATTATAAATTTGAACCAAGAGAAGTATTAATCCTCTTGGTTCAGTTTACCTGATATTAAACAGGCGCAACAGCTTTAATCAAACCAATACGTTCAGGACGTTTGATAAGAATACCATAGTACCATTTGATAGAACTGAAACCAGTTTCGCCATAAGGGTCATTACGGTCAGCAGTAGCATTACCTGGCATTTTGGTAAGAACATTGAATTTAACAGACTTACCATCAGTTTGGAAACCAATAGTATTGAAGCTGTCATCACCAATAACCAAAACTGGGAACACATCATACTTTTCTGTACCGAGTACAGTAGTAGAACGGAAACCAGGATTAGTATGTACGTCTGCACCAGCACCAGCCCAAGATAACATCTCAGGAACTTGGATGAAACGGAAAGCATCAATAGAACCAATCTCACCATTCAAGATGGTACCAGCATCACCGTAATGCTGAACTTCGATGAAAGCTTTGTTACCGAACAAATCAGTCATTTCCTTCAACCAAGGAACTAACTCAGAACCAACATAAGCAATACGACCAGCAGGAATGACTTTAGTATCAATCATTCGTGAACCAGTAATAACTTTAGTTTGTTTTGGTGTACGGTTATCCGTAAGGATTTGATCCAAACGCATAATGTTACGGTAACTTAAAATAGAGGCAGGTACACCACCAACTACTTCACCAGTAATTTCATCATCAGATGTTGCAGCACCAGCGTATAAAACTACGCCAGGAGCAGCCAGCAAATCTTTCTGCAAGACTGCTTCAGTCATCTGAACAGCACCATTCATCAATTCACGAGCTAAGTGATCTTTCATTTCGTCATCAGAATCAAAATCCATTGACTCTTGAGTGAACTCATAAAAGAAACCAAACTTGTGAATAGAACCTTCACGGCTTAAACGGGTGAAACCAACACGGTTTACTCGACCACCATTCTCACCAACTAAAGGCAATTTACCTGTAATAGTACCCACGTCTTTGCTGGAACCATATAAGTTACCCTTAACGATAGTTGCACCATTGGCATCAATACCTTGATCATTAGCATTACGGGCATCTAACAGTGGAACATACTCATGTACTTTGATAGTTTTACCATAGTTTTTAGGCATATTAACTGTAGAAGCTAAAGGAGAAAAATACTGCTCTTTCATTGCAGTAATAATAGCTTTCTTCAACCAGAAGAAAGTATTCATTTGATCAGAACCAGAACCGTCAATGGACGATTTGTTACCATCAATAGGTGCATTATAATTTAACATAGTACGTATCCTTAAACACGATTACTGAATTGTTTTAAAAAGTCCTCATCACTCATAGCAAGAGGATTAACCAATGGTTTTGCAGGTGTTTTAACGCTGCGAGTAGTAGATGCTGCATTAGCCTGATTATTGTTAGTTACAGTTGGTTTTGGTGTAGCTACTCTAGTAGCAATAGGAGTATTTCTGTTAGGTATTGGTTTAACTAAGTCATTAAACTTACCTTGACTATTTAACTCATCACCAACAACTTTGTAAGCATTAATAAATGGCACTGAAGCTGGAATAATACCTAACGTTTTACGTCTGTCAATTTCAGTTGTAATACGGTCATAAATACCATTATCACGTTGACTGTGAATTACTGACATTAACTCAGGTGACTTCCATAACAAATCTTTACTAGCGTGATCCCATTGATTAATAACTTGAAGTGTTTCAATACCGTTTGGACTGGATTTAATATCTTCCAAAGCAGTAGTGAAAGCTACATCCTCATCACTAATTCTGTGATTGCCTTCTTTGTAATCTGGTTCAACACTGGTATCAATATCCAAAGGATCCATACCAGTATCTTTAATTAACTTTTTAATGGCTTCAGGGTTCTTCTTATCTAAATCAATTAGAAAAGAAAGTTTGCCCTCATCCAATAATCCGTTATTTTCCAACATCTGTAGTACTTTACGATGTGGTTGAATATCTTGCATCTTACGGGTGTAATTTGCACCCATTTGAGCCAATTGAATTAGTTCTTCAGGACTATTTAATGTAATCATTTTACCGTTTGCTTTAAACGGAGCCATTAAACGATTATATTCTTGCTCGTAGTTAATAGTAGGAGCAGCCTCAGCAGGCTTACTATTATCAACTACTGAAGTAGTAACTTCTTTATTTGGTTCATCCACTACTACAGCAGGAGCAGATTCTTCAACAACAACTGGATCAGTACTAACTTCTTCAACATCAGGAACTTTTACTTCTGGTACTAATTCCTCAACAGGAATAGCTACAGGAGGATCCTCTTCTTTTTTAGTTTCAACAGGACCATTTAATTTTAGGAAGTCCTCATCAGACATTCCAAGAACATCTGTATTTTCCATTATTGGTAATCCTCAGATTGAGCTTCTAAAATAGCTTGATCTAAGTCAGCCATCTGACGATCAGCCTGATTACCCATTTGAATCTTAACTGATAAGAATCTTCGTAAGTGACCAGCAGCTTGTGCAATTGCTAAACAATCTGCACGTTGACTTTCATTTAGTGCTGGATCAGCAGAAGATTGAGCATAACGAGCACACTCATTAACACAGAACTCATTTAAAATAAGTTTTTTAAAGTCAGGGTTATTAGATAATCGAAGAGCTGTTTCAGCGTGTTCAATTAATAATTTAGCATCATCACGTTGTTTCTGTAAAGCTAAGACTTCAGACATGGCTGATTTGTCCTTTAGTTAAAGTTAAAGTTAGAACCAATTAATAAAGTTAATATTATGTTTAACTTTATTAATTACCAGATAATACACTACTTAATTGATTATATCCAATAGCTGCATCAATATTAGGTCCAGTTTCACCTTGTTTAACTGGTTTAGTTAATGCTTTAGTAATTTCCAATTCTTGATTAGCTTTAGCTTGAGCCTTATTTTGAGCAATATCCTGTTGGTGTTTAGTACCGTCAACTCTTTGCATAGTATCTAAATCAGTACTATCACTATTGGAAGATTCTCTTCTAGCTCTAGCCATATTATATTGAATTTCAGAATCCAGTTTCTCAATTTCTTTTTGAGCTTTCTGAACTTCTAATTCTCTTAACTGTTGTTGAATTGGATCTGGTTCTGGTTTCCAAGATTTTAAATCATGAGCTAACTCTGGCATACGCTTTAATTCAGCAATTTCAGATAATATTTTCATAGTAATCTGAGAATCAATATTAGGTCCAATAGTTTGTAACATAAACCCTAAATCTTTAGCTTTAGTATCATCAACCTCAGCAGTAGATATATCAACTTCTAAATCAAAATTACCTTTAAGATCTTCTCTTTTAATAGTAACAAATTCAGTATTAGTTACACGTACTACTTCTTCTTCAGATAAAAATACAGCGTTCATTGCTATAAATTTATTACCAATTTCAGTAATACCTTTAGCCAATCTTCTTAATATAGCCATCTCTCTTTTACTAGCTGCATCCAATGCTCCACGAATACCAGCAGCAACTTGACCATAAGATTCACCAGATACACCACCACTAAAACTCTTAACACCAGTAAGAGCTTCTGCTTCTTGATTCTGTAAATTCAACATTAGCATTGCTGATTGTGGAATCTCAGGATACTTATGGTCAATTAAACCATTATTAGGATTTTGATTAGGGTTATATTCATAATCTTGTCCATTTTCAAATCTACGTTTGTTTAATGGATCCAACATACCTTTAGCCATGCCTTGTTGAGCATTAGCAGATCTGCCTAATAAATCAATCATACCTCTAGTTACAGCACCAAGAATCTTTTGATTATCCTCAAGCATTTCTGCATCAGGTTCACCATATAATTCTCTTTTAACTGGTAAATAATTAGTAATAACAAAAGGTAATTTTTCATCTGGCATAGGACTCTCTTCCATACGGATAAGAGTACTACCAATCCAAGTAGCCACAATAGGTACTAATACACCATCATCTTCAATATCCCAATAACCCCAATACTCATAAGCAACTACTTTTTTACGCATTGCATCTTTAAAGTTATATTCAATAGGTGTGCTAGTAGCATGATCAGTTTGAGTTAATGGACCATTGTTTTCCCAATCAACTTTATCTAAGTTTTTATACCTATCAGTTTCTTTTAAAAGCTCTGCTTGATTAGTTTCAAAAGAAACAATAGCAAATAAAGCTTTATCAATATCTCCACCACAAGAAGGATCTATATAAAAATTCTCAGGATTAATTAAATCAGCAGTAGGTCTATTCTCAATAATTAGTTCTTTATCTACTTTTTGAGTACCAGTTTGTTGAGCAACTGTTGGTTGTCCTGTTTCCAAATAATAATCAACAGAAGCTTGAACCAAAGGATCAATGTTACTGTACTCATTTGGATTAATGTCTTTAAGCTCTATAGCTTGTTTTAATAAATCAGCTTCTTCTTGAGAACCAACAGCATAATAAGAATAAACAGGTGCATCTACCTGAATAGTCTTAATACTACGTTTCCAACCTGTACGAACAATACAAGTACCTTCATCAACATTAGATCTAACAAAATCATCAATAAACTTAATACGATTTATTTTAGTTCTAAATTGCCAATTTAATATTAACTGATTCTGTTTAGCTGATTCACCATCTTCAAAAGTTACAGGCGAAGCTTTAAACATTTCTTTAGACGATAAGAATGGTTCTGATAATGCAGAATATCTCCATTCAGCTTGTCTACGAATAAGTTTAGGTTGGACAGAAGATCTTCCCTTAACTTTTTCAATTTTAGCCGTACCTTGTACTTTTAATAAATCTACCCACTTTTTAATTTTAAGTATCTGTGCATCATGAGATGTTTTAGACGCATCAAAATCACACTTTAAAGATTGTAGTTGTGGTTCATTTACCCAAGTAGTTAACTTAGCTTCATTTACCACAGGGGCAGTATCTTGGTTATACATATGGTATTAACTCTATAATGGTGGTAATGCTGGATTACGTACCCAATGTGGTTCTTCTTCATGGAATAGTTGTTCACCATGAACACCTACTAAATACGGTTGCAAGTATATAGGATATTCTCTAGCAAATGGAAAATCTGGTCCACCATCAGGATCTAATTCTACTGGTTCTCTTCCAGGTACTTTAATCCCACCTTTAACATAAACAGGATATACATCATTACGTTTATGTACCCTACTAGAGTGAATACCAATTGGATAAACTTTAGTAGGATTATCCCAAGGATCTGTAGGCATAATAAATTCCTATTTAATATATTTTAACTTTTCTGTAGTTCTTAGTGTACCTAGACCTAACATACCAAACAGTAAAGTCATTAACACATTAGAATCTAGTATAGGGAATACTACATTGTAACCTAACAATAAAGATACCCAAGTAAACAGTGGTGCTATTATGAATTGGATACCCAATCCTAATCCACATATCCAACCTACGAACGGCCTCCACCCACCACGAAACATATCAGTAGATGCTTCTACTTTATTTATCTCTGTTTGGGCAATTGCTAATTTAACATCTGCCTCTAAATTAGCTAATTCACCTTTTTGAGCCATTTCTATAATCTTAAACTTAGCTTCTGCTGCCATCTTTGGATCTGGTAATACCTTATCTAGTAAGGTTCCTATTAGTGGTATTAATAAATTTAACATAATAGTACCCCGTTATTTTATAGTTTTACCATTCTGTAGATCTTTAAGAGTTAACCCTTGGGTATATTGAAAGTGTGGAAATTCAACAAATGTTTTCCAATCTCCAGCCCACTCTAAACCGCAAGCTTTACCAATCTTAGCAATATCTTTCCATAACTTACCATCTGTACCTTTTGTTCCCCATACTGGTTTTCCATTTCTTAATGGAACAATATCAAATGCTAATCTGTAATTATGCCAAGACTGTCCTGCTTTTGCATTGGTTACTATTGAACCCTTTGTTGTTCTGCCTTGAGCATATAAGGCATTTTGACTTTCTGCATCTCTATAAGTACTTGTAATTAATATGTCAAAACCTGCTTTATTGCAGGTTTCAATCATAGCGTTTACCATCACCTGTACTTTTGGATGTAAATCCGTAATACTTCTACTATTAATCATTTTAATTATTCCTCATTAGAACACCCAATTTCATTTCTGTGATTAAGACAGTAAGTGTATTTCCATCCATACGGGGCCTCAACTTGCTTGCCTAGTTTAGGGGTATCGTTGGAAACAGCAGCACAACCTAATAACCACAAGGTTAGAACGATAGAACGTACCATTTGCCTGTCTCCTCATTTAGAGCTTTGTCCCACTGATAAGGTAAAGATTTTGGTGTCATAGGCCAGTTATGCCTATTATCTAAAACAAACCATCCATTGTCCGTTCTACACAACAGCACACAATGATAAGCACCTGTTTCGTCCCAACAACAAGCCAAGTGTAAATCCTTACGATCAAAGCCTGCTTCAAGTAATCGCTGACGTTTAAGTAAGGCGTAGTCTTCACAATCGCCAAATGCGCCAGCCTCTTTCCAAAATTCAGGCGTAGAGTATTGCTCTAAATCTGTTTTGTAAGTGACTGACGCATTAACATCGCTGTTAATGCGCTCGGCTAATTTATAACTGTTCGTCATCAGGTCTAAACTCAACAGGCACTCTAGCTAGTGCTAATTCGTAAGTAGCAAATTGCTCAAAGTTTGGCAACAAACTAGACAACTCATTACCAGCATTTAATTCGACAATCCTGTAGTCATCGACATTGTTGTGAGCAACAACAAAACAATGAGACTCTGCAATAAAACTATTAATCATGCTGCACCTCCATCCGTAATAGTCCATCCAAAATTAGAAATCAAATATGCTCTAGCGATTGCGGCTGTAGGATTGTACTTACTGTTGCCACCATGAAAACTTACCCCACTTTGCAATGGCTGTGTAGCTAAATTGATTAGAAAATCAGAGTAGCTTTGTGTTGTGAGTGTTACACCTAAAAACATACCTCCAGCATTTGTAACACTAGATAAATCAAACAAAGGTACAGACATTAAGCTAGAACATTGAAGAAACATACTTGTAGCATTTGTAACTTTTGATAAATCAAATAAAGGTACTGTTGTTAGTTTTGAACACTGATAAAACATTCCTGTTGCACTTATTAAATTTGACAAATCAAATAATGGCACAGTTGTTAGTTTTGAACACTGATAAAACATATACGAAGCATTTGTAACTTTTGATAAATCAAATAAAGGTACTGTTGTTATATTTGAACATTGATAAAACATTCCTATTGCACTTATTAAATTTGATAAATCAAAGAAAGGTATTACTGTTAAAGGCGTACACCCTAAAAACATACTTCCAGCATTTGTAACTTTTGATAAATCAAATAAAGGTACAGACATTAAGCTAGAACATTTAAAAAACATAGTTGATGTGTTTGTTACATTTGACAAGTTCAGCAGAGGCGCGGTTGTTAGGCTTGAACACTGATAAAACATACCTGCTGCATTAGTGGCATGAGCTAAATCAAACAAAGGAACTGACGCTAACGCTGTGCAGCTATGAAATATATAAGAAGCATCTGCATTTAATAATATTGCGTTGTATATATTAGCAGACAGTAGATTAGCACATCCGTAATACATTTTTGTAGCATTGGAGACTATGCCCATTCCTGCACTATTTATTGCAATTAATTTTAATCTATCCCCTGTATTATTAAAATAAAGCCCACCAAAAATCTTAGACTCAATCTTAACGGTGTAAACCCCACTTACTGCATAGACGTGAGTATTATCACCATTAACACCTAATGAGCTTGTACCATCACCCCAATAGATTTTAACAGTCTCACTCGTTGCTTTAATAATTGGCAGCACAAACGTATTGCTTGCGCTGCCAGCCTTTGTTGTGTCAACAACAATAATCATCGGCTTAAATGGTTGTTGCTGTAAGACATTATTTTCAAAAAATGGTCTCATTAGCTTAACTCACAAGTGATTTCCAAATAAAACTGCTGTGCAGATGCAGGGGTAAACGCATCTAGCGTTGTCAAAATGCAGTAGATTGTTGTGTCGGCTGCTGCACAAACGTAGGGCAGTAATGTGGTTGACAGTGCGTAAGCCGCATCAGACGTTGTATCTTCTGTATTACACGGGTCTAAATCAATACGCCCAATAAGTTTATCCTTATCTACATAAAGCATTGGTTTAGGCGCGTTATCATTAACAGGACTTGGTGCTGTGTGATAAAACGATAATCTAAAACGTGCTGTACAGGTTTTTTGATTAGTCAATAAACGAGTCTTAACGATGTAGCCTTGCCCACCGTTCGCGTTTGCACAGTTAGCAAAACTAAGTAAGGTTGGTGCTGTTATGCTGTCTGCAATTGCGTCGTTTGCCGCATAAGTTGTCGTATCGGCAGGGCGTGTAAATGACGCTGACTTTTGTACCGACTTGCCGCCAACAGGCAACGGATTGCTAGAGCTAACAATATTAACAGGCAATGGATTAACTTCACTAACAGTAATGTTAGTCCATTTACCAGCTACAAACTTTAAAAAACCATTTAGCATATAAACCTCGATTTAGTGTTTTTTCTTACAGATTGGACAAACAGGCTTACTCTTAAAGTGATCGTATAGGGATAAATATATTTGAATAATTACCCAAATACCTGTTAATACACAAACCCAATCTTGAACAGTATAACCAAAAATTATCATTCCAGTTATTGTTATAGGTGGTGCAGCTTTTATGGTAGTCAAGGTTATTTCCCCCATATGATTACTATCATTGCTAACTACCAACATAAACACCACCAACAAGTCAAAGTTAAGTTTATATAGATAATCAGTTTATATTGTACTAACTGATTATCTACAAGGGAAATACTATTTAAATATTCCAAGTTGCACTAGGGAAATACCCACCTGCCTCAAGCTGTGCATAAGCATAGGCTACAGGGCTAAGTGCGCTAAGGTCTGTAGTGGGGAATATCACTAGATTGCTAGGCCATACAAGCGGTGCATAGTCTGCGTCCCTTGCAGCTTGAGAGTCCCAAGCGGTTAGCACACAGCTTGTACCGCGTGTGCTGCTAGTGATGTAGTCAATCTTGATGTAAGCGTCAGGGTAGACGCGGCCTTGTATAGTAAGGTCTGTTGTAAATGCCATGATGTATGCTCCAGTTTAGGTGTCTTGATAGATGTATAGGGCTTTGACATTAGCTGATACATAGCGCGGTTGACCCAAAGATGTACCTATAATAAGAAAAGATAAGTAGCCTGTTGTTACCTCTTGCACAGAGAAATTAACTGTGTCGCCATAGCTATTAATATCGGCCACAGGTGCAACTGGCGTTGTCTTTGTTAATACCGTACCGTTCCAGTACACAGAGAAGGTGCGTGTACCCGTTATGTACCCGTCTGACGCAAACGAACTGTTAGGGTCTTGCCCTGAGTTAGCGTGTACCATCACAAAGTCAACAGTGACTTTAGCTACAGATTTAGCTCCTACGCGGCTAGGTATCCTACCGTTAGTAGTATCTGGTGGTAGCCCATGGCCGTAAGTACCAAGAAATGCGTTATCGAAGCCAGAGTTTTCCCCAAACGACTGTAGCATAGCGTCAATTTGCAAGGTCTTTATCTTTGCATTACTGCTAGGGGGTACGCAAGACCTAAAATCCGCATAGTCCATCGTGGGTGTGTAGCGGTGTAGCCCTCTAGCTACCTGCCCTGACCCTGCTAGTGTTGCATAAGTGCAGCCTATCGCTAGATTACCAGTACCGCTTACATTGTTATTGCTGCCTCCTAGTATGCCACCTAATGTGCCAGTGTAAGTATTTGCGTTTGTCGTGGCTACGCTAGGCAAGTCACCAAAGTTGATAGCTTTGTCGGGTACAGTCCAAGCCTGTGCTTGCGTCAGTGCAGTAAGCACCCAAGTCACAGTATAAGTAGGCTCACCTGTCTTGGCTACAGAGAAATTAGCCTCTGTTAGTACAGGTGCAGCAATAGCTGTTAGGGTAACTGTTGTTGCGATACCTTTAGCATTAAAAGTAATTACAGGTACTTGTGTGCTACTACCGTAAGTCCCTGCTGTAACCACGTCTGCCAGCGCAGCCTGCTTGGTGTCAGCATAAGTTTTAACAGCTTTTTGACTGGGGTATTTTGTGTCACTATTAGCAGCAAGAGTACCATCGGTATCCAAATCAGCAGATAATGCTAATCCTAATTCTGCTATAGTCTTTCCAGTAACCTGTCTACCAATGCCAGTGAATACAGGAATATCGTCAGCAGTTGGTAATGTAACATCAGAAGCTAATGACTTATCTAAGGCAGCATTAACGAAGTTTTCAAATTGCTGTGTCATGCTACAGTCTCCTCAATAGTGATAAGTACTGGTGATGTAAGTGCGGTAGATGCGTTTTCTAAGTCACAGTTATATAACGTGTTACCACCTGTAATTGTAAACTTATCTATTTCATCCCCTACTGTACCGCGATAAGTAGTTGCTCTGTTGCGTGTTACATTAAATGCTACCAATTTAGAAGTATCAGAAACATTAGTGCCTATAGCTACTTCACGTATTTGGTTAGCGTCCCACAATGGGAATGTAACAGTACGGGCAATAAACCCACCTAAGACATAATCTAAATTAGTAGTCACAGTAGTAACTTCTTTACCTGCCAAGTTAATAGCACTTAGACCTGTAAATGTAGCTGTACCTTTTGGATCACTATCAGCAACAACTAAAGTACGAGTATTCGTTAGTCCATTATTAGATGTTGCCCATGAACCAGGGAATGTACCTGCAGCCTTTCCTAGAATAGTACCTGCATTCATAGCTATAGATATTAATCTTTGATCTGAACCAAGAGTAATAACATGGTTCTGAGCTGATACACCTGAACGTAATCTAGCAGCAGGAAGAGTCTTAGTAATAACAGGATTAGTATCAGCAATCCATACCACAACATTAGTAGTTGAAGTTGTAGCATTAGCTACTCGCTGTGCAGTAGCAGTTAGGTTAGTAGTACCAATGTTATAACCACCAGCTAATCTATTGACTACGACATTACCCATTACTGTTGGGGTATTTACAGTCAATTGAGAAGCAGAAGTCCACAGTACAGAATCCACATTCGTATAAGTAGCTGCAACAGTAGCCTGTTCTGTACCCTTCAGTGCAAATTGAGATGCTGGATATGTAATAACACCTGCTGTAACAACAGGACGAGTATTATTAAGAGCGAGAATATGTGTACCGTTAGTACCACCAAAGTCACTACTGGAGAATACATTACTCCATGTGCCATTAAGATTACGAATACGAGCTTTAGCAGGTAAGATTAATGGAGCACCTGTACCATAACTACCTTGATCAGCTACAGTTACTTCTAATGTATGGGTTAAGGTATCAGCAATTTCTGTAATACCAATAGCTGTTGTTGCTGTCAAACCATTACTATAAATTACCTCTACTGCATCAAACAGTGTTGGAGAAGTAATAGTTAGATCTAATTTTTGTCCTGCTGCGTGTTCTGTTTGACCATTAATAGCATTAGGGTAAGCCCCTGAAAAAGTCATAGAGTTTATAATAGGGGAAGATTCATAAGTTACTGTAGCCTTGTCAGTTGCACCATC